GTGGCATTCTCAATTGCGTTTCGCGTCACCTTGTCGGGATCTAGAATGCCAGCTTCGTAGACATTGACCATCTTGCCAGACGAAAAGTCCCACCCTTGATTGTTTTTTCTCGTTCTCATGACCGCATTAATGATTAGGTCGGGGGACTCTCCAGCGTTTATGGCCATCTGAGTCATAGGTGCTGTCAAGGATTGTTTAATCAATTGCACCCCTAGTTGTTGTTCATCGTTGTCCACCTTGACTTTCAGGTTTTTGGCTGCCTTTAGCAAAGCTGTTCCACCGCCTGGGACAATGCCTTCAAGCTGTGCCGATCGGACGGCTTCCAAGGCGTCTTCAATTCGATGTCGCCTTTCGATCATTTCGACCTCTGTCGCGCCGCCGACGCTAATAACAGCGACGCCACTAGCAAGGCGCGTGATTCTCTCTTGAATAGTCACACACTCTTGTTCAGATTCTGTCTGCTTTAGCTCTTCTTTAAGCTGATCTATCTTCTTCTCGACTTCTGTATAATCACCTTGTCCATCTACAATTGTTGTAAAGTTTTTTAAGACCTCAATCTTCTTACATCTGCCAAGGTGCTCCAGCTTCACATCTTCCATCTTGATGCCAGACTCACGGCTAATAAATCCTGCTCCAATAGCAGTACAAAGGTCTTTCATAACATTCCTGCGTTCTTGCCCGTAGCGTGGAGCTTTGACGGCGGCGACGTTCATTGTTCCTCGAACGGTATTCATGATCAAAGCTGCCAACGCTTGACCCTCGATTTGTTCAGCAACAATGACCAAGGGGCGACCATACTTGGCTACTTGCTCAAGGAGCGGTAACATTGATTGCACTGATTCAAGCTTGTGGTCCGTAACAAGAACCACTGCGTCTTCATAAGTCACGCACTGTCTCTTTTCATTATTAATAAAGGCATTGGCAAAGTATCCCGAATCGAAACGAAACCCCTCAACAACGTCGAGAGTCGTATCAACAGACTTCCCCTCTTCAACAGTAACAGAGCCATCATTTCCAGCGCTGTCAACAGCCATGGCTATTAATTTGCCAATGGTTTCGTCACCGTTGGCAGAAATAGTTGCAATGTGCTCAATATCTTCTCTACTCCTTACAGGAGTTGACATCTTTTCAAGATTAGAAACAATCTTTTTTACAGCTTTGTCCATCCCCCTCTTCAACTCCACAGGGGATGTTCCCGCAGTAAGATATTTCTGAGCTTTGTTGAGTATGTCTCTAGCTAAGACGGTCGAAGTGGTCGTTCCATCGCCAGCATTAGCATTCGTTTGAGCAGCAGCCTGCTTAATTATTTGAGCACCTACGTTCTCAAAAGGGTCATCAAACTCCACAAAGGTCGCCACAGTCACACCGTCCTTGGTCACTATGGGATTGCCGCCTTTCTTGTGAAGAATAACGTTCCTGCCTTTAGGTCCCAAAGTAGAAGCCACGTTATCTGCGAGAGTGTTTACTCCCTTTAGTATTTTTTCGTGTAATTGATTGCCGTGTTGAAACTGTTTAGTCACGGATACCTCCATTAAAGTCAGATACTATTATAGTCATATAAGAATAATTTGTAAAGAGTTATTTAATGAAATGCTTGGTTATTGCATCCAAGACGCCAGGTTCTTGTAATTTTTTAGAGGGCTCAATCAAATTAAACCTAAGCGCAGCAGTTGTGGAGTAAGTTTTGCCGTGACACTTTCTTCTTACTCGGATATATCCATCCTTGGCTCTATCTTTAAGCCTTGGGAGCCCCGATTGCGTTGCGGTATCGTCTTTGAGAGAATAAACATAATCGTCAATCATGATATAACCAACATCCTTTTCTTCATAATATTCCTCAACAAGCTTGCCAAGATTCGGTTCATCAATTTCCAGCAGTTCTTCGCTTACGGCAGCTTGTGGTATTTTGCAGCTTTGATTCAGCTTATTCAAGATACTCTCAAATATTTTTTTCATAGTTTTCGAGTCTGTTTGTGATATCTGTGTAAAGCTTTGCGAGCCAAATGGGAGTTGAGGGTCGTGCTCGATTTTAAATTGTCCAAAATCTGTGCCTTTTGCTTTTGTTTTTGCTTCCATCCTGACCGTATCTTTAACGTAAACCTCGCCGGTTTCTAAGTTAAAAACTTCAATCTCGACGTCAGGATTTGAGCTTGAGCCTCCTTTTTTAAAAGCCTGATAGTCTTTCCCCAGGGACTTAAAATATTCATTCATGAAATCGACAATTTCTTGTTCATAGCGAGCCCCTGCGCCTGCTGGACCTCCGCCTTGATTTAGTTGAATTTCAATTTTTTTCTCTTTTCCAGACTTGTATCTAAATACAAAAGGTGTTGTTGCTCTGTGGTATTTATCCAGTCTCTTTACCAATGGATTGGTAAGGTATCCATCCTTCACGAGAGCCTTGATCGCCTTATCGCGTTGTGCTAGGCTTCCAAAGTTAGTAAACTGGAGGACTGTTTTGCCCTTCACATACTCCCCTTCAATGTCTTTGAACTCGGGAAACTTTTTAAAATATTTTAATATTTCTTCAACCACCGCATTGATGTCGGTGAAGGGGATTGGCTCTTCTTCTTTTCCAGGGGGCTTATAAAAAAGCTCCTCATTCATTACGCTTCTTATTTCTTTTAAAAGTTCTTTATAATTCATTTGTCTTTGATGTCCTTTAGGATACTGTCAAGCTCTAAGCCCAGGGTATCCCATTTTTTTGTTGTTAAATTGTAATGATTGACAACACCTTTAAACTTAGCCTTCGCAGCTTCTTTGTCAACAGATGTCTTTAATTTGCCTTCATCATCTAATGGACATTGTAGCGGAATATTGTAATGAAGGCAAATAGTTTTTACTAAAGCACTGTATGCTTCTAGTTGCGCTGGATAGTATCCAAGGAACGGCTTGATTTTTCTGCCATGCACTCTCCAGTCTTTTATGATTGGCCTTAAACCAAACCCTCTCTTCTCGTATGTTTTGTTATATTTCTCGTAAACAGCGTTTGAAAAATCAATCCCAATAGATGCGTTATTGACAGATCGTATCCCCGCGTGCCAGCCAATATGGTTGGTATCAAGAAGCTGAACTATTGTTCCATCGTTGTCGATCACAAAATGCGTCGAGATGCCTTTTTTTTCTAATATATTCTTACAAGATTTAGCAGAGAGAGTGGCATCCCAATGGGTGACCACCATCGTTGGTGTTCGATGCAAAGATATATTCTTATAACATCCAGATTTAATCGGATCAATCTTTACCTTATCCCAGTCAATCTTAACCTTTTCACCGTCGCACAAGATAAAATTAGAATTGTCGGGTTCTTCCTCCGCTTTAACGCGAGCTTCAAGGTGTGTGTAAGCTCGTCGATAAGTTTCAGGACCGCACAAGCCGTCATCCGTCAAGCCGTATTCCCTTTGGAATCCTTTTATCGATTCAATCAAAAACTGATCAAACTGAGTTGCAGCAAACCAAAAAGGTGCCCAGCCATATTTCTTGGCTGATTTTTTGTTGTATCTTATTTTCCACCAACTCATACACATACTCTTAAATAATGATATCTGCAATACCCAGCTCCACTGCTTCCTTGGCGTGCAAATACACGTTTGTTTTGCGCTGTATCAACTTTTTAATATATGAAGGCTTCATGTTTGAGTTCTCCGCGAGCGCTTTAACATATGCTTCTTGCGTCAGCTTTGCTTCCTCAAACTCATTTTCAACATCATGAAGATGTCCGTGCTGACCAGAGATGACTCCGTGAATCATAACTCTACAGTTGGCTCCAATCTTCCGCTGCCCTTTCGTTCCGCATGCCAAAAGCAGAACCCCAGCAGACATCACCTTGCCAAGTCCGATGGTTCTGATTTCGCAATTTTGCTTCATCTCCCTAATGGTATCGTAAACGGAGAACATCTCAGCAGCAGAGCCGCCATAAGATGAAACGATAAAATCTATAGGCTCGTACTTCTCCACTGCCGCAGATTTTATATCAGCAGGATCAACATACTCCAGGTACTTTCCTGACAAATATAACATATGCAAAGAATAAATCGCTTCTAGGCACCTTTCTTCAGTAATCGTCCCATAAATACCTGTCAAGCGCAATTCTTCTTTTTTCGAGGACTGTGGTCCTCCTAGTCCAAGAAGCGCGGGCAGCATTTGTTGAAGGGCATCGGTCGGATCTGCTTCGCTGTCCGTAGTTTGTTCCGATTCTTCTACTTTAGTTTTTTTTGTCTCTTTCTTTTTTCTAGGGCCAAATGACAATTTATCCATTTCTTAATCCTTTTTCGATTTTGTGTAGGTATCTCATCGCTTCATCCCAACTTTTGAAATCAGCCAGATGTTGAAGCCTCTGTGGTAAGTAGTTTTTAATTGCCCTAACACTTTGAAATCTCCACGCTTCAAGGGATAAATCAACCAATTTATGAGACGCAGTCGCGTTGGGGAGATCCTCTTTGATTTTTTCTAGAATCTTTTCCTTTTCCGACTGAAAGACTTTATCATAATATTTAAGCATCAGCAACATGCCGACGACAGTTTGTTGTATTATCAAGACAGAACGCCCATAACCCATCAAATACGATACAATTCTATAAGACATAATACCAAAAAGAAACCAAAAAGCTGCTAAAATAAGTTGTGTATCCACAAAGTCTCCTTATAAGAATAACTATATTATAGCAATAAAAAAACCCGTTACAAGAAATAACGGGTTTTTTTAACTTTCTTTTATTCTACTTACTTTTTAAGATCTAAGAGCCTTTTTGCAACTCGTCGGGTGATTTCGTTAACAAGCTCGTCGCTATCAACGCTCTCATTAGCTCTTTCAAATCCTGCATCGTTGCGTCGGGATTTTTCTTTCTTTTTCTTGGAACCCTTAAGGTCCTTATCAGCAGTTTTACCGCGCTTCATGCCAAGACGTTCGTCTTCTTTGTCGTCGTACCCCTGCTCTTCTTCGAGTTCTTCTTCTTCTTTGATGTGACCCATCTCTGTATCATCATCATCGCCACCCACACCACTCATTCCAGTGTTCAAGTCGGCTTCTTCTTCGCTGGTGGGTTCTTCCAAGTCAACGTCGATGTCGTCTTCAACTTCGATTTCGTCTGGCGTATCATCCATGGCGTCGCCAGTCATCTCAGCGTCAACTTCAACGTCAAGGACTTGGCTGAGCAAGTCAGCGATTCCAGCAGCAAGGCGTTGAGCAATCTCTGTGTTGCCAGCGGGGGCTGGTTCTTCTAGCTCGATTTCAGCGGCTTCGTCGCCGGGTAGCTCGTCCACATCAACATCGAGTTCGCCTTCGGCACCGAGTTCGTCTTCAACTTCGATTTCTTCTTCAGTTTCATGGATACCGTCATTTTGCTCGGCACATGGGGATTCTTCTAGCCCTTCTTCAGTCACTTCTTCTTCTTCTTCTGTGATTTGAGTATCGAGGAAGTTTTCCGTAAGTTTTTGGATATTAGCAAACTTCATCATCTTGCGAATTTCGCCTTCATTAAGCATCTGCTTTTTCATTAGATTCTCTCCTTGAAATAAATAAAAGTAGTAATAAAAGATGTTTATCTTTCACAATATATAGTTCTTTAAAACGTTAACGTTCTGTTTTTTATTCACATAAAAGAAGCTCTTTTAAGTATTGCTCATCAAAGCCGCTTTCGCGCCTTAATCTTTTAAGCAATTTGTTTAAAGCCTCTTGTTCTATTTGCTTTACTCGGACAAAGCTAATATCTAGCCTTTTGGCGACCTCTCGTAGAGAAAGGTGGCTATTTTTGTTAATAGACTCGTAAGTACAATTTAAGTCCTTTGGGTAGTCAACCCACATTCGGCAATCTTTTTTCTTACATTGTTTCTTCTTTTGTCTGCAATCTTCAATACATTTCATAGGTCTGGATGCTCCTCCTCCATTATGTCAAAAAAATTCTCAATATCATCGTTATCAAGACCAAATTGCGATCTAGTATCTTTGGCTTTGTGGGCGCTTTTCGTGATTTTGTTCGAGAAAGATCTGCCGTCTAGCTTGTTTTTGCTTTTAAACTTTTCTATAAAAGCTACTAAATCTTCATCCCTCTCCAAATAGCCCGTGATCATCATCCGAAAGAACATTGATTGATTTAAATTATCAGTTCTTAAACGAATTTTTAGGTCTGTTTGTCTCTTGCCTGAATCGTAGAACATAAACTTTTTACGCTCTTC